AAGTTGCGTCAACTGAGTCTGACGATGAAACTTTGAGTTATTTCGCTAAACTTGCGAATGACGAGTAAGTACTTAATTTAAAAACAAGATTTTTAGACCCCACAGAAATGTGGGGTTTTTTTAAAACCTTCCACCCTTTCCACGCATTATTGCACTACCACCACGCATTCTTCTTCTATTGTTTATAGGTGGTTCAACCTGATTTGTCATAGATTGTGAGTTATCATTTGAAACATTATTGTTAGTAGTATTATCAATTATGGTTGGTGGTGGTGGGCCCATTGTTTGTAATTTTGCAACTTCATTTGCATCGACATTCTGATTTGTAGTCTCAGAAGCTCCTGGCTGGACTTCGACAAATTTTCTATCTGGTGGAGATATTCCCCTTTTTGCTAATATTTCATCTATCCTTTTTAATTCTTCTACTAGTTTATCTCTCTCTTCCCCTTCTTCTGTTTCTGCGATTTTCTTTTCTATTGCTTCTCTATTTTTCAACTGACCTTCGGTTAGTGCTTTTGATGCATTATCAGTATCAAAGTATTCCATTTCCGCCATGTTCGTTAAAAATTCTGGAACTTCAAAACCTAATGCTTTTGCAATACTTCCACCTACTTCACCTATTTTCTTTCCAATCTTTATAAACATGTTTAAGAAATGGTTTACACCGTCTTTCATACCAGCAAAAACAACTGTCATTAAGTCTGACATACTACCTAAACCAAGACCTTCTATACTTTTTTGAATTAACAAGAATATACCAACTACAGCTCCTATTGCAGCTGCAACTATCAGAACAATAGGTAAGAAGGGAGCCATTGCAGCCATAAGAGTTGTACCTACAGTCATTAACGTGGTCATCAACATAGGAATTGCTGTCACTCTAATAAAGTTTGCAGCTATTCGCATTCCCTTCAAGACTTTCATAAATGCACCACCCAATGCTTTTGCAACACTCTGTAATGCACCCGCAGTAGCAATTACTGCAGCTCTAACCCCTTGAGCTGCAAACACTATAAGTTTATAAATTTTTCCACCCAGAGCAGCTGCTGTCTTTTTGAAATTCCTTAATAATGACTTACTAGTTACTCTAATGACTTTTGCAGTAGTAGCAATAGTTTTTAATACTTTTACAATTTTTAAATAACCCGCAGTTAATAACATGGCTACTTTTATTCCAATAACTAGTCCAGCAATAGTTCCAGCTGCACCAACAATAAGACCAAAGTTATCTTTTATGACTGGAAACACTTTATCTTTTAAAAAAACAAAGAAATTTCCTATCGCTGGAATTAACTTTTCTTTAATGAATTCTTGGACACCTTCCATAGATAGTAAACCTATCACTACTGCAGCTAAAAGTGCTTGAAAGGTTTTACTTTTTAATGTCTTTTCTGCGCCCGCACCTACTCTTTTCAAAGAGTCTGATATGAAAGCTTTAGTACCTTTTAATCCTTTTTTTTCTTCTTTTCCTTCTTCTAACTTATCTCCTTCTGCTTTTCTTTGTTGTCCAGTAAAGAATTCTTCAAAGGTGCCACTAAGTCCACTTAATAATTGTTCTTGAACTTTTCTAGAATGTGCAATGTTTTTATTAAGATTAGAGTCTCTTTGTTTCTCTTCTTCGTTGTTAATTTGGAGTTGTTCTACAACTGCAGCTAAAGTAGTCATACTACTATTTATACTTACTTTCCATTTTTTTACGTTCTGCTTCTTCTTTTTTTATCCATTCTGCAAGTAAAGTTAAGTATATTTCCCTTTCCCACGGCCACATGTTTTCTATTTCAGTCAAACTATATTGGTAATGTGTAACCAAGTTAAAGTTTGTCTGATAATAATTATATAAACTATCATGAGAAAGGCTTAGGTAAAAAAATCTTGAATACCGTTTAATGTTATTTCATTGTGATGACCACAATTAGAACAATCATACTTAATTTCTTTTTTCAATGAAGGAATAGTATCAATATAATCCGTTACCATTTTAAGTTGTGTAGCGTTCATAGAGTCGATAAATTCGTTAATATCTTTATCAGATACTTCACTCATATCTATTCTTTCATCTCCGCTAATAACCGCAACCATACATTCTTTTACAACTAAAAAACCAAATTCAGTTTCTTGAATACCTTCCTTGAAGTTATCAATAAATGTTTTAAATGGTGGATACTGTAATTCAATTGAAATAGTATCAGTCACTTATATAATGTTATTTACATCTTGCGGAACATCTATTTTAAGTTCAGAAAGATTAATATTCATATCGTTTTTTGTTTCGCATTCTTTACAAATTAACTTTACGTCTACGGACTCACCTACAGACTTACCACGAATTTGAGTAAACATATACTCAATATCAAAAGTAGTAAGTTTTGATTTGACATAATCTCCTTCACAACACGCATCTATTGTATCCAACATTGCTTGCATTGCAGTTTTTTCGTCTTTTGTTTCAAATGCCATAAGAAGAATTTTTTCTTCTTTTACTAAGTATGGTCGAAACATAACAGTTTTACCCGTTGAGGGTACTACCATTTCATGTTTAGGGGTTGCATTTAGTTTAGGTAATGCACTCATAATATCTCCTATAATGTATTAATATATATTTAAATTCCAAATAATGCTTTTCTCAATCCAGTTTTTACAGCTCTTGCACCTGCTTTCTTCGCAACATCTTTAGCTGCATCTTTCAATTTATCCTTAACTCCAGTTGCTTCTAATAATCTATCTTTAGTATTACCTTCAACCACTTCATATCGTTTGTAAGATAGTTGTACATTTACTTCTATCAATCCGTCAGGGTCATTATTCAATTCTATAGAGTTCATAGTAGTTGGAAATGCGTTTAATAATCTAGTAGAATAGGTCACTGCATCTGCAAGATACTTAGCGCCTGGTGCGATTAGGCCTGGGTCAAAATTACCGTTTGCAATATCAAGTGGGCCAATAGGTGGTATCAAGTCTTTGATTGGGTCTGGTAAAGGATTATCAAATAGTTTCTTAGGTTTTAGTAAAGGATTAATTGCACCCTTTTTAAGTGTTTGAATAATTACATCAAAAGTGTAATCCTTATAATATCCAACTTCTTGGGTTTCTTGATTAACTGCAAGGTTTTGCCAGTTTTCAAAGTAATCTCTCACACGCATATCATTCAAACAATAAAAAGTTAAAGTAATATCTTCACTTGCATATCCGTACGCAACCTTTTCATTGTTAAGTGCATATTGTCTTTCGGTTGTTAGTATTTGTCGGCCTGGAATACTTGCAACCTTACATAAGATATTTAAGTCTGTAGAGTTTACTCCACCAATCGGTGGTAAAAATACTCTCCATAAATTTGCAAATGCAAGACCGTCTCCAGCCTTTATGGTTGCTATCATGTCGTCTACTTGATATGCCATTACCTTATCATTCTCCTACTGTCGTTATATACTTTACGTTGGTCTGCCTTTTCAAACAATGCAGTTGGTAAGAAGGTTGCAATCTCCCACTCAGGTGCTTTTACTTCTGCAAAATTACTTCTTACATGTTCATTTAAATAATGTTTGATACATGGTTTGTAGTATTCTAAATCAGATGCAGATGCAAGAAGTTTAGTCGTTAGTTTAAATTTTGCATCTGGACTCTTCTTACTTGTCACATTATCCATAAGTGCATCAAGAAACTTTGCACGAAGTATTGGTGGTAAGTAGTGTAAGTTCATTCCTAAAAACCCACCCTTTGCTGGTTTTACAATGATTGCAAGGGGAAACCTATCATAGTATGGTAAAGTTTCTTTATACTTTGGGTCATAAAAGAACATCTGCATAGAACCAATAATTCTACGAGCACCCCTATCTAAAGGTTCTTCTTTCATCAATGCTTCACGGTTTATACCCTTAATAACTTTTGCTTTTTTCATAAACCATTCTCTACTCTCTTTAGTTCTTGGAGTAATCTGATTTCTAAAAGCTGCAAGTTCTAACTTCTGGAATATATTTGACATACTTCTATTTATACTTATTTTTTCCTATTTGTAAAAGGTTTTAGTGGTTTCATAGATTTTGGTAGAATACCCATAGACTCTAGAGTTTTTTCTGTCCAGATTTGAAACTCATACCCATTGTCCTTTGCAAACTCATTAGCTGCGTCCCACTTATTCATATTCTTTACATAGGTTGCAGCCTCATTAATAAATGTCTTGGTTCTTCTACTTCCTTTTCTGGGTGGTTTAGTTTGTGAGTCTGGTTTTATTTCTACCAGTATGGTCTTACCTTCTTTAAATGTTATTTTTAAATCAAGAAAATATCTATGATACCTTTTATCTACTTCATAGAAATATGGGACAACAACTTCTTCGGAACTCCACGATTGTACCTTTGGATTTTCATCACACCAACGAAAACAATTGCGTTCCCATAGAGAACGAAAGATGACATTCTGATAAT